TCTGTTGTTTCTATATCAAAACCTTTAACACGTTTAACACTAGGTAAAGGCTCATAACGTCCACCTGTAGCAGCCTCATAAGCTAGTACATCTTGTACTGGAATACCCATGTAGCTCATAGCTTTCATGTGATCTTCAACAGAAGAGCGAGGGTCTAACATGAGGGTGTCCTTTAAAGCCCGACCCCATGACATACTCTTGTGTCCTTCTGACTTATTCTCTGGATCAACACTAACACTACGTGCGTAACCTAAATAGATATTCTCAAGAGCCTGTTCTGCTGTCATGCCCTCTGGTAAAGTTATGCCTTTAGGTATGTCTAGTGATCCTAAGAACTGAGACTTATCTATCTTAGCCCCTTCAGGCAGATTCTCTTGTGCTTTCTGAATAGCGCCATACACTTGGGTAACATCGTAGTTCTGAGCAATAGCCAGAAACTCTTCATCTGTAACACCAAACTCAGCTTTCATCTCTTGCCTAATAAGATCAGCATTCTTAGCTTCTGCCATAGACTGTGCCATCTTAGGAGCATTCCTACGCACAGTATCCATCTGGCTATCTACTAATTCATCAAAACGTTTTTGACGTTCCTTTATACCCTCTGCAAAACTTGTGGCAAATCCTTGAATTAAACCTGCCTGAAAAGCACCCTTAATAGCCATCTTACATTTGCTCCTTCGACATCAGACCTCTAGGCGCTTGTTCAGCTTCCATAGGCATCTCTTCTTGTTCTTGTTGTGGTTCTTCTAAATCTTGCTGAGTCTTCTGCATTATCTGTTCACCCTGATCAGGTGTGCCTACTACAGCGCCTGTCTTCATAGCTAACTTGGCAGCAAGCTTAGTGATACGTTTTTGTTTAGCTTCAGCATCTTTATCACGATATTCTTCCATCGTCATCTTGTATTCTATGTTTAGTGCTTCCGCTAAAGTTTTAATCTGTAACATAAGCAAGGGCTTAAGAATAAGCTTTACATCTACCGTGTGCATACCATTCATAACGCCCATGCTTAACATAGTACCTGCAACAACAGATATAGGAACACCTATGTCTATCATATCCATAACATCATCTATTACTTCTTCTTCTGCTAGCTGTTCCATGTACATCTCAAATGCATCTAATGGATCAGGGAACTTAGAAGGTTTTTCCCAAGGAACATTTCCTGGTTCTGCTGTTAAAGATTGACCTGGGATGGGTCCGTCAAAAGGAGATAGTGACATTTTGTTATACCTTATTTAGTGAAACCAGCGCCAAAGTAGAGTCCTACAATAGCTGATACAATATGTGTGTCGAGTGGAGTTATTACAAAGCCCTGTGCCATCTTCCATTGTACTGACTCTGCTGGGCCGAACAGCCAGTTAAGCAAACCACCTGTAGCTTCTGTGTAGCCTACGAATACTGTAACTTCAGGATACCACACTGCGACTAGCTTTGGCAAGACAATAATAGAGAATACTGCAGATAAAGCTATGAGCCTACGTGTCCAAGCAAAGTGCTTATCTGTCTTACCTGCGTCACGTGCATCAGCTACAGCACTCCTGTTAAACTCAGCACGTTGCATAAGCATCTCTTGCTGAGCTTGCTTAGCTTTTATGCTTTGCCCCCAGATAGACATAACGCCACCCAGTATGGTGGAGAACAGCATGGTTATGAGTTCAAGAGGTAAGCCGAACATTAGTTACTTGCCATAATAGTACTTGGGCGTGACCTTGGGCGAAGAGAACTGCCAGTTCCTAAATCAAAGCCAAATAATTCTTTGTGTAATTTTTTAGCATTTCTCCAGCGCTTATTAGCTTCGCCCATTCCACCTGAGTGTCCTATAACAGCATATAAGTCTCTTGCTGTTTTTACATCTTCCAAGCCCTTGTCTTCTAGATATGCTTTAGTTACAGCAAGAGAAACTTGTTGATTACTAGACATTAATTCTGGATTGCTAACAATGTCATATCCTGCGAGCTTACCATATTTTTCATAATTATATTTACCTGTGAGTTGTATTGGACCTCTACCTATATAACGAAGTCCATCACCAGGTTCTGTGTTTCCTAATCTTGAGTTTCCCGTATAACCACTACCATAAACTATCTCAAATATCTCGTCACTAGATTTGGAATTTTGGATGGCTTTCTTACGTGCTGTCATTTTTGGGCCTAATGTACCATCCTCGTTTTTATAAGGGTTTACAAATTTTTTGATTGCGCCACTTTTAGAATAGCCATTCTCTGTCATATCCTTACCCCCAGCGGCTTCGGCATTTACGGTAGATATAAAGGCGGCTGCAGCAGTAGGATTATTAGGGAATAATTCTTTTGCCTGTTCTATTAGTTCCTCGCTACTAAGTGTATAATCTGTTGTAACAACCTGCATACTAGACACAGCATTACGCTGTTCTGCTGTTAATGGCTTAGCCATCAACCCTTTCCCACTGGGGGCTGCACCTCCATCAGCATCGTCGGTGACAACAGTAGTATCAGAATCGCTAGTAAAAATACTGTCAAGCATTCTGTTAATTGCACTTTGTCTTTCATTATCCATGCTCTCTTTTGGTGTCTCTAATTCCTCTACATCTACAGGTACAGGTTCCTCTAATGCTCTAGGTGCTAGCTTCATTGGACCACTAAGAGCGCTTTCATTGTAGCGTTTATTCGCTATCTCTGTCGGCAGAGATCTAGTTATACCAGCAGTTTGTCGTGACAGACGAACCTCCAATGCAGAACGCTCTGCTTCTTCTTGCATCATCCTAGATATTTCTTCTGCTTGGCTTTTGCTTCTATCAAAAACATTACCAAAGAAAGACAGAAAGGTGCTCTCTTCATCCTCTTCTTTTTTAGTGTCGGGCTTGCTAAGAATACCTGTAGTGGTAGTCTCCTCTCCTTGGTCCTCTTTAGGAGACAGCATGTCTTGTAAAGCTTGATAGTCTTTATCTTGTTTTGTTAATTTAAATAATCCCATTGTGTTTTACCTTATCCTACACCCAGGGCTTTCTTAGCCACCACTTCAACTACAGTATTCAAAAGTGTGCCTGTACCTTGTCCTCTGGCCTTATCAATCTCTGCCTGTGTTTGCATCTCAGCAATTAAGACGGCGTTCTCACGTTCCGCTGCACTTTCCGCTGAACGCCATGCATAATCTAAAGCATCACGCTCTTGTTGTAATATATTGTTATACGTAGTTTCAGTTAGGTTATTAGCTGTAATAGCTGCATCTCGGTTGGCTTGGTTCTGTGCGGCAATCTCCATAGTAGTAATATCTTGCTCCCACTTAGCATTAGCCTGTTCTACAATTAAAGCATTAGCTGCATTAAACTGCTCACGAGCATTCTGTTGTTGTGCATTAAATTGGGCTAAAGCATTAGCCTCGCCAGCATTAAATTTTTCCATAGCATTTTTCTGATCAACGTTAAATTGTTGAATAGAAGTCTGCAGGTTAGCCAAGAACATGTTAACCTGATCTTTACTTGATGCATTAAACTGACGTGACGCATTCTCAGCAGCAGCATCAGACATGATCACATTTGCTAAACTCTGTGCTTTAAACATAGCTACTTGTTGCAGGTTATCCAAACTAGACATATCAAAGTCTAGGAATGCTTGAGCACGTTGTACATTAGCTTGTTGTACGTTATTTAGGTTAGCTAAGTCAAGCTGTGTCATAGCTGCAGCGTCTGCCATAGTCTTAGCATTCTTAGCGTTTAAGTTAGTAATGTCTACAGTCTGAGCCATACGAGCATTCTCTAGTGCAACCTGTTGCTCAGCAGTAAAGTTAATCTCTGCTATGTCAGCAATACGTGCAGCGTTTTGTACACGTGCTTGGAACTGTTGATCAAACTCCATGCCTAAGAACTTAGAGCGTTGCTCTGCAGCAAACATAGCGGCTTGTTGTCTATTACTTAAGTTCTGTGCTTCAAACTGTGCTACTGTCTGTGCATCCTGCATAGCAATAGGTAGGGCCGACTCCATTGCAGCTTGTACAACAGCTTGTCCCGCCATAGAGGATGCAGCTAGACCACGTGCAGCAAGTGTAGCTGTAGCGGCCCTCATAGCACCTGCAGCCCAAGGAGGTGTTTTACCTCCCTCAAATTGCTCTAACAACCCCGTAAGTTGCCCTTGTACTGTAGCCTCAGTAGATGGAACACCAGTAGCTGCAGTAAAATTAGTCTCTGCTTTAGCTCTTTCAAAGTCTACAGTTGCTGATACTTTCATAGCATCTGTAAACTCTAACGGTGCTACTTCTTCTACACGCTGTGCGTTTTCAATCTGGTCTACTGTAAGACCTAACTGAGCTAGTTCTTGTGGGTCCATAGTAGCAGCTTCAGCTAAGGCTTGATCACTTGGCTTACCTGTTACAGCAGTTAGCTTAGACATAACATCTATTACTTCTTGTGCAGCTTGATCAGCAGTGTAGCCCTTAGCTTCAAACTCTTCTGCTAAAGGCACATCCCCCTCTATAGCAGCCTCTACTAGACCAGCACCAGCGGCGCTTGCTGGCGCTTGACCTGTTCCCTCCGCCATCTTACCTGCTGCAATTTGCTCTGGTGTTGCTTTAGCCACTTCAGCAGTTTTAACCATAGACATAGGGTCTTCTAATGCCGCCTTACGCATCTCTGTAGTACTAGGCATACCTACACGTTCTACATTAGTCTGCGCTTGTCTTAGCTGTGCTTGAGAATTAGTTATGTTAACTTTCTGTTCATCAATTAAACCTTGAATAACCTCACGTTGCGGATCGTTAGGCTCCATAGCAGCTAATTGACGTGTGTATTCATTAAGTAAGTTCTGCTCTTTTGAAAGATTAGCCTGAGCTTCATTTAATTGTGCGGATGTTTCTTCTGGTGATACAACAGACTGTTCACTGTAATAGCTTTTGTATTGACCTAGCTCTTCTTTATACTTATCTAGGGAACCTTGATATTGTTGATACTCAGGGCTTGCTTTTACTTGCTCTAACGCAGGTGTAACTTGTTCAGCTATTCGCTCTCTAACCCTAGACTCTCGCGCAACATTAATCTTCATAGTTGCACCATTGTCAAACGTAACAGTCCAATCTTCTGGTTTTCCTGTTATAGTATACTTAGTAGGATCTTCTGGCAGATTACCTGTTTTAACTAAGGCATCCAAACCTGTTTTAGTATCAGGAGATACCCCTGTCACGCTTTCAAGAGCAGTGTCCAATCCTTCAGTGCTTGGGCTTGTAGGTAGACCTTGTGATGGATCATACGGTGGAGGACCACCATCAGCAGGTCCAGTACCAATAGGCTGACCTGTTAACGGGTTTGTATCACCCATAGGTTGAGGTGTTACACCCTGACCACGTGTGTCTTCACCAAAAGGATTAGTATCAAACCCGCCTGTAGTGTTAGGTGCCATACCACCTGTTTGCATAGCAATAGGCTGTTGCTGCTGTTGCATATTAGGTTGAGCATACAAGCGATTATAGTCTAGTGGAGGCATCATAGGTTGCTGCTGCATAGGCATAGGAGGAGCCATGTAGCCACCTACTTGCATAGCTGTCTGTGGTCCACCCTGCACACGAGCCTTAGCCATCTCTGTATACCTGCCCATCATAGATGCAGCTTTTGGACTAGCCATCATAAATTTATTAAGGTCATCCTGTTGCGCTGGGCCTTGATAGCCAGCTAAGGATAAGAGTACCTGTTGTTGTTGCGGTGTGAAACCACCAAAACGTGTAGCCATTTTATTTTACCTTATTTTAAAGACATCCAAACTGCTGCTGCTATAAATGATATAACGGCAACGGTTCCCATCTTTACTGTAGTAGCCCATATGCTTTTCTTAGTTAATCTCCATGCATCTAGTAAACTACGCATTTCACGTAGGTCAGTAGCGGCTGTTTCATCTTGCAAACCTAACTCACGCAGAGCTTGTGCCGCACCTCTTTTAGCTGCACGATCTAACATTTCTTCTATTTGCTCTGGTGTTAAGTCTGTCATATCTTACCTCAAGGTGCAGTAGGCCAGTCAGCATCAGCCAAGTTAGGCCAGCTTTCATGCGTAGTAATGTCACGGAGGGCTTGTCTGTACTGTGTAGTTATATCATCTAATGTGTTATCTGTCAAGGCTAGATAGTCTGTAGCAGCTAGTAACTCATTGCGTTTCTTACGGTTATCCTCCGCAGTAGCAGCATCAAGTGTAGCTTGGTATGCAGCTTCATGTTCAGCTTTAGTTGT